TTCGCATACTCATACGCTTTTCCTTCTTTAACTTCCACCAGCTAATGCCTCCATCAGTGGATTTTTCTTTTTATCCGTTTTCTTTGGCACAGACCGCAGGGATGATGCTATCGTCATGATATTTTCCTTTTCAATATCCAGCAGCATTTTTCTTTTTGTCTGCACCTGTTTATCCAATGCAATCATGTTCTTCTGCATCGTACTTTGCAATTTATAATATGTTGCCAAATCTTCGTCTCTTGCGAATTCTTCTTTTGACTCCTCCAGGTCTTGCATCTGTCTATACATCATTTCACGCTTATCCTGGAAGTCTGAACACTCTGCCATAAGCAGGCAATAACGGTTGATTGTAGCCCCGTATAGGTCATCGTCCTTTTCAATGGATTTTAACAACTTACGAATCCGTTGGAATTCCTTGTGCGCCTTTTCATTTTCTCGAACATCCACTGATTCTTTTAAAATCTTTCCGGTCAGAAGTTGAGCTTCTGCCCGTTTCCTTTCAGCCAGTTCCTTTTTAGTTCGGTGTGACTTGCCTTCCAGCATGATCACATTTGTCGGCTTTGACGGTGTCGGCATGCTCTCAACTCCTTTCAAATATTTTTCAAAAGCTGATCTGGGAAAAAATCGTAGATAATGGGGAGCGGTCGGTCTTGGAAAATTGTCAGATTTTTTCAGCTCATCCCCGGGGGGATACATGCCCATCACTGCCCGTTGCTGTGTGCTATCTCTGTCAGCCTCTGCCCGTCAACTCTTCCTGCCTCTGCTAACTCATGGTGTGCCCTGCATAAGATAATAAGGTTGTCCCAGTCCATGCGTTTATCCCAGTCATCTGCTATTGATACAATGTGGTGTACTTCTAGTGTGT